AATACCTACGCCAAGTAATCGGCATATTGAATACCTCAGTCCATGAAAATCCTCCACCTTTAAAAACTAAGGAAAATATTTCTTCGTGAAGTAATTTACGATATTCAGAGCTCAGGCCAAAGAAATCTGGAGTCAAGCTGAAACCCGGTCTTAGTGACGCCTCCTTGGCCATCACTAATTTCAATTGATAAATCAATACCAGGTGTTGAATTAATTATAAACATTTGCAATTCTCGACTATCTGCTATTCTAAGTTTTGTATCAACATAATTAGCTATTTCAGTTGCAGACGTATTACCATTAATCGAAACAATTGATTGTTTTAAAAATGTTGTTACAAACTGTTCTTGTTCAATTTCTTTAACCTGTCTATTATTTAATAACCGCAATTCAAATTCATTACCAGATGTTGTGTTATATGTTAACAATCCATTTTCGTCTGTTTCTGTAGTTACGTGTTTTAAATCTAATTTAGTTAAATCAATTTCAATTTTTTCAACTTTTTTATCTTTTGTAACAACTTGTGCAATATATTGTTTACCATATCCTAATATACGAGTAGCTACTACTAACGTGTCAGTATCACATTTTAGTACATCTTCATATGTAACTCCTGGAGTAATGATCATTGAATCTAATAATTTTTCAATAACAATACCTTGCCTTAAATATGATGGGTTTGTGAGAATATCTTCTTCACGAGCAGTCATGTATTTCATTTCAATCTTACCGCTTCGAAGTGGATGATTTTTTGGATAAAATTTTCCTTGAGACGGTAAATCTACTATTTCGCCAGGAACATCTTGTTTTGTTTTTGCTTCATATTCTGCTACAGCTTTTGCTTTTGCAGCTTCAATTGGATCAACGTATTTGTCTGTTACTTTCATGTATATAACCTTTTATTTAATATAAATATTTTGAACAGTAAAAATGGGAGCCGAAACTCCCATTCTAATAAATTAATATTCTAAGATTGCGTAATCGAATGAAAGTGTTAATGAAATTTCAACTGCGGCATCATTTGCCCAATCCATGTTACCCCAATCAGCATTATTAATAAATGCACCAACTAATGTCCATTCTTCTACTTTATCACCTACCGGGCCTAATGAATGGAATGTTAATCTTTTCTTGTATTGATCTGAATAACCATTTCTACCAGTTACAGATTCATGACCTAAACGAATCCATTCAATAACAGCCTGTGCTCCTGATGGTACAATTGGATCATAAAGTGTAATATTGATATCTTGCCAACGAGATTTTCCTTTAATCTTTCTTTCAACATTGATATGATCAAATACAACTGGGTTTTGTTGTAATTTTGGTCTATCTGATGCTTTTATAATATATGAAGGAATATCATCAATGTACATAAAGAAACGATTTTGTAGTTTTGGTTCCCAATCCTTGAAAAAGATTTCTTCATCAGTTAAAATATCTGCCATGTTGTTTTCTCCGTAATTTATTATAAATATGATGAATAGTAAAAAAGGCAGAGCCGAAACCCTGCCTTTTAAAATTTATACTACCCGGTTATTCTGGGAAAGAAGCTCCGGTTGGTTGTATATTGAAATCTAACACAATAAATTCAGCTGTTCTTGTTGGTTGAAGGAATAATTGACCGTATAAAATGTTTTGATCAATTAAATCTGGTGTATTATTTGTTTCATCCATTACAACACGGAAAGCATATAAACCTTGTTGTTGTCTTACACGATTCAAATAAGGATTCACAATGTTTAAGAATCTATTTCTAGTAGCAGCTGTATTTTGTTCGAATACTAAATATCTAGTTGATGAAGCAATAAACTTCTTAACCGTAATAAGTAATCTTCTAACATTTACTCTATCTAATGCAGATGGACGTGCTTGAAGAGTCTTTTGTCCCCAAATACAAATACCTTGGTTAGGGAAAGTTGCAATTGGATTCACTCTTGCTTCATACAATGTATCACGTTCTGCTTGTGTCAATCTGTTATAAACATCAATAGCTTGTGTCAATCCACCTCTATTCAAACCAGCTGGTGCATACCATGGAGCAGCTACTGCATCATTAAATGCTAATACGCCTGGTACAACTACTGATGGTGGAACCCAAATTGGAAGGTTTTTACTTGTATCAATAATTTTTACCCATGGATAATAAGTAGATGTATAATTTGAATCAATACTATTAATTGTATTAGTTACAGTTGCAATAGAATCTGTTAAAGCATTTGAATCCAATACGTAGAATGTATCTTGACGATCTTCTGCTAATGTTCTAGCTGCTGAGGTAACTGTTGGGTGTAAAGATTCAATTATACCCGGTGTTAATAACATATTAATATCATATACATCTGTATTAGATAATGCTGCAAACGCTTTCTTATATGCCGTAGTACCTGTTGTTGATGCACCAGCACAATCAAATCCAAATGTATTATTTGCAGTAATATTTGTTCCAGTTAATTTAGGTAAGTTAGGTCTTGCACCATCAAATCCACCTTGGAAACCAACAATAAATTTACGTGTATTAATACTTACATTTGTTGTAAATGTATTAGCTGTTAATGCTGTATCTAATGAACCCGTATATGGCGAAGCTAAACTAGGGAAAGCTGCTTGCAATGCTTGTGTAATATCACCAAGATAGAAATCTGCGTTGCTTCCAGTACTTGCTGCAGTTGAAGGAGTAGGAGCTAAATAGTTTAAATTATGTGAATCTGTAAAATCAAATCCATAATAATTCTTACTACTAAATATACTACTTACTGTCTGTGAAGATTGATAAACAACTGGTTCTAAGTTAACAGAGGCTGATGCATTCGGAATAGGTGAATACATTGAACGGAAACCAAATGGTACTAATTCAGCATCATTTGTTCTATTCTTAACACCATTATCAATTTCTACTCTTATGTATTTAGAAATATTTGGATAATCGCCATTAACAAATATCTTGCCGGTAGAATCTGAGGTTTGATACTGATCACCGATCACTCTTGCAACATAGCGTGGAGATAATGGATCTAAATTAACATTAGTATATGTTTCTACAATATCCGGCCTTGCATCTGTATCATCAGATGAATATGGAGAATTTTTAATGTTAGCAGTATTTACTCTACGAACTTCAACTGTAAATGTACCAAAGCCATTTGGATCAGCTACTTCTGATGCAATTCTAATATCACGAATACCAACTTTAACTTCATGGTTAGTTGATGTGCCATGCGATAATGTATGGAATTTAATCAAATTCTTTGCATTACCTGCAATTTTTTGTGATGTAACCCATGGCGTTGCTGCTGTTGAATAATCTGCGGTATTTACAAATGTTGATAAATTTTGTAATTTAACTGTAACATCGCCTATATTATTAAACAATGCAGAAGCACCTTTATTTTCATAAATTACATATACTGGATATGAATCTGTTTTTGCGTCAGCTCCGATTGTCTTTGTTAAATAGCTATTAGATGTTGATACAATTGATCCTGATATATTTGCACCTTCTGTATAAAAATCATCTGCTCTTGTTACATTGCTATCAAATGCATATGATCCAGACAATTTAAGTGAGAATGAACCAGACCCTGCGTCGTCTAATACAGCATCTTCAAATACATCATTGCCAGAACCTACTGTTGATACTGGGCGAGATGGGTGAAGAACGTGGGTTACATATGATACAGAAGCAGATTCAGCAATAATAGCTAATACACCATTATCAAGTTGATACCCATCTTCATATAATAATCTTGTTATTGTCATTACTCCTGCATTACGCAAGTAGTCTTGTACTACAAATGGTACATATGTTTCTTCTGAATAAGAACCAAATATATTCTCAAATTCCTGGAATGATGTTACTTGGGTTGGAATCAATGCAGGACCTTTTACGGTAGGTCCAACAATGGCAGCTCCAATTTCAGAAACACCAGCCTGCAGAAATGATTGATCCTTTTCTACCGTGAATACACCGGGTGATACGATTCTTTCGGCCATTAAATTATCTCCTTGTTAGTTTTATATAAATATGTATGTTTTTTGCCAAACTTAAGATTCGGAGATAAATACACCTTTTTCTAAATCAATTTGTCCTTCGCCGTAATGTTCTTTAAGTTTAGCAAGTAAATCCGTTTCTTGTGATTGGAGGGTTTGAAACTGTTGTAACAGTTGTTCTTGATATGCTTCAAGTTGTTGAGTACGTTGTTGCATTGCATATATTTCTTTTGTAGCTAATGCAATTTCTGTGTTATTTTCAGCAAACTTTGTTCTGATTTGTTCAATTTCCGTAACGTGCTGTTTTTCTAATTTCTTTTCAGCCATTTATGATTCTCCATATAGATCCCACTTCTGTGGTTTTGGTTTTTGTATTTCTACTTCTATTTCTTTGATTGCAAACAATTTTCCGTTTAATGGTTCTAAACGATAATGTCCTTTGAATTCAGTCTTTCGCATATAAGTAGTTAGTGTTTGAACTAAACCTTCAATGACATTGCCTTTATCAATTACTAGTTCCCAATTATCACCCGGTGGAATACGTGTTGCAATAAGATCAACATGTTCTTCAATTTTAGTTTCGGGCATAACCAGTCCTATTCTTTTTCTTTATTATAATGAATTTTTGATTATAATCCAAATCTTGATTTAATTGCATTGTGATTTCGTAATATCTCTGATGCTGATAATGCCCTGTTATAAAATTTATAAGGTCCTAATGTTCCTTTTAAATATCCAGTACCAAAATTAGCTCTACCTATCCATACTTCTTGAGCATAATAAGTAATTGAATTTGTTTCGCCTGAGTCTTGTCGATCAAATTGCCCATCAATGTAAAGACCAGTTGTTCCAGTTGATAGATTTCTTACCCAAGTCCAATGTTGCCACGATCCAAAATTTACTGCATCGGGTGCTGATAATTCATCCACACCATTATTACCAGACAATTGCATCCGGGCGGTACTATTAGTTGTCCTGATATGCTGTGCATAATATGGTGATGTATGCGAAGTAAAATCATACGACCATAGTACTTCATATGACCCATCAGATGTTAAATTACACCAAAAATCAATAGTAAAATTCTGTGTATCAAATCCTGCGGTAGTACCGTCAGAAACTACTTGTATATATTGATTAACGCCGTCTAATGTTATAGTACCATCCGAATTTATGGTTGGTGAATTATTCAAAGTAGCAACTATACCATTACCTGAAATGTCATTAATATTTGTTCCACTTCCAGGATATGATTTACGATTAGCAGCATCTATTGCTAGAACCAATCCATCTTCAACAATATTTGGTCCACCTATTGTACTCATAATCCAAATCTTCCTTTAGTTGCGTTGTAATTTTGTAAAACTTCTTGTGAGGTAAGTGCTCTGTTATAAACATTTGCAATTGCAACCTTCCCATTTAGACAATTATTATTTTGATGTGTCGCTTCCACATTCGAAAATATTGAGAAAACTCTTGATGTTCCATCACCCCACGTACCAGTTCCGACAGCAGTAGTAGATGATACAGATTGTGCATTTATATATAATACTGAAGTAAATGATGATGACCCATTATATTCAGCTGTACCTACTACATGAGTCCATTCATTCAAAGTTAAACCAGAAGTATATATCCTATCCTTTGATGAATTCCCAATATTAATTCTCCAATATAAACTCCCATTACCGCTTGTAGTTATAAATAATGCATTATAATCAGATGCATCTGTAGACATTAATCGTGGAGTGCCAGATGATGTTCCTTCTCGTTTAACCCAACACTCATACGTTATTGCGTTGTTATCAGTTCCTTTAGTATCTGCCGATTCTGCAAATTGTATATTATCATTTATACCATCACCATCAAAACAAAGACCTGCTACCGAATCTGTTACTAATGACATACCATTGGCCAATGTTCCTGTATTACCTCTTGTCGATAAATCGGTTACAGTAGTTCCACTACCAGGATATGATTTACGATTAGCAGCATCTAATGATAATACTAATCCATTTGTTACTATTTTTGGTGAATAATGAAATGCCATTTATATAAACCTTGATTTAGTTGCGTTGTAATTTTGAAGTATTTCTGCTGAAGTCAATACTTTATTATAATATTTTACGGATGCTATATTACCACCAAAGTAATTAGCGACTCCGTTTCTAGCACCTATAACCGCGTTTGCACTCGAAGTTGTTCCACCCGTTATATTACCAGTATCAACTATATTAACATCTGATACAGTATCAACGTAAATACCTATACCACCTGCAGTTCCAGAACCATCATAGGTTACTACAAATTGATGCCACTCACCATCATTATAAGTACCTGTAGTTATTGAGTATATTCTATTACTTGTGGAGTTGGTATTACGAATAATATAGAATACAGTATTAGCACCACTAAACGTAAATTCAGTACCTCTATAATTACCACTACTTTCATTTTTTCCTACTATGTATGAATTACCACTATTAGAACGTTTTAACCAAACCTCTATACTATGGGGGTCGTTCCATTCGAAATTTAAAGTAGATGTGTTTCCAAACGTTATGTAATCATTTGTATCATCAAAAGCAATACTCCCACCATCTCCAGATGCAAATGTAGGGCCATTAGTTAGTGTTCCTGTATTCTCGTTACCGCCTATATCGGTTATAGTTATTCCAGAACCTGGATATGATTTTTTATTAGCGGCGTCAACTGCGAATATTAGACCATCTGATATAATATCTGGACCTGTACTACCTGCCATTTTCTTAAATCTCTTCTGATGTATCAGTCCAATCTGAACCTGTTAATATAGTTTTAATTTCATCATAAGTATATGGGCCTTCTTTTGTAGTTAAACTATCTACTGAAGTTGGTATTGTTTCACCATCCCATTTTACAAATGATTTTGAACCATCAACACTCAATCTTAATGTTTGAGCTGAAGTTTCTAATACTTCTGAGAAATCAATACTTCCTGTTTCGGAAGTTGAAAAAATCATAAAATTTCTATTTGTATACATAATTTATTCCGTTTTATTAACAAGGTGTTACATCACTAACCACACCACCAGTCACAATAAATGATGATGGTTCAGCCATCCAATAAATTCCATCTTCTGGAAACGTAGTTCCACCTGAATCTGTATATACATTATCTCCATCTGTGGGGTATGAACCTCCACCGTCGTGATACCATGTTGAAGTTTCTCTACCAGATGCACAAGCCCCCTCACCACTCTCATATGGACTCTCATCTACTGAAAATCCAGTCAATGGTGGTGATGCTGAATGGTCATATGAATAAAATTCTGATACCGCATGAGGTGTTGAGCCATCTGGCTTTGATGTTGAGTTTGTATTGATACCTGTAGTTGATTGGGTAGTAAGTGATACATTTGAAAGAGATACTCCCATTTCAGTTGCAATATCACCTAAACTTAATTGTCCTGATGCTGTTAGTGCCATTACCCAATCTTATTTTTAAGTTCATCAATTTGACGTTGTTGTTCTTTGATAGTTTCAATTAAAAGTGGTATTATTTTTTCATATCTAACCGCTTTCATCCCAGTATCTCTAATTTGAACTGCTTGTGGTAGAACTAATTCTACTTCTTGTGCAATTACCCCAACATCGTTTCCACTATTACCATGTGCTCTAAAATCTTCAATCCAATCAAATTCTACACCACTTAATTTTTGTAATTTTTCTAATGGTGATTCAATTAGTTTTATATTTGTTTTCCATCTTTTATCGGATGATGAATATGCTACAATATCATTTGATGCATCTATTCTACCATCCGTTGCATTTGGTGAAATATTTCCAACTGCTAATGAACCTGTAATTTTTACATCACTTCCTTGTACGGTGATTCCTTCTGCATTAAATGTTCCTATCTTAACCGTATCATCTGAAAATACTTCAAAAATTGGAATACCTGATATGTCATTTACTGAGAATAAAGACCCTGATAGTTCATCTGTTACTGCAAAGAGTGTTCCTTGTGAACCTTCTATATTGAATACAGTTGAACCTGATTTGTATATGTTTAATGAGCCTGTTATTTGTAGGTCGTTTGTGGTTGATTGAAACGAACCTGTTGCGGCAAATATACCACCGCCACCTCCGGCAATTCCTGTTAGTCCACTTCCATCTCCTACAAATGAACCTGTGAAACTACCAGTTACGCCAGCTAATTCTGCTTGCGAACCAGATGTAATTACTTTTTTCCATGCTGGCATATATTCCTCCTATTACGGTTGGTTACGACAACGTGTCGCCCACTTCCTTGCGGCCAATAATAGCTATTTAATATAAATATTACTTTTTCAAGTTTGCCATTAAATATTGTTCAGTGTGTTGTATTACTTGATATACTTGTCCGATGTTTGATACTGGAATAGATGCTTGTTTTGCTAATTGGTATAGCATATTAATTTCTTCTGCCGTTAATTCTACCGGTGCTTTGATTTCAGTTGGTTCTTCAGATTTTGTTCTTGCTGCCATAACTTGTTATCCTTTTCTATTTAACATGAGTTGTAATTTTACAACCGTTTCATATACTGTTTGAACTTCAGATCCTCGGAATGTTCCGTCCTTGATTAAATTCATTAACCAAACTATTTCTTCCCGAGTAAGTTCTGGGGCATCTGCTACAGTCTTTTTTGTTTCATTGCCTCTTTGTATTGCCATAACTAGATTCCATATTTTTTTATAAATATTGCCCATAAAAAAAGCGAGTGCTTTATGCACCCGCTTCTATTATAATGAATTTCATTGCGTTTTCAAATTATGCATATATAAATGCTTCGCCGCCATCAATCTTGATATTACCTACTGCTGCTACTGGTGTCTGGCCGGCTGTATCTACATCATATGCAACTGTTATATAACCACCTAATGTATGATTTGCTGTTGTGGCTGATGCTGCTACTCCTTCTGCAATATATGTTAATCGAGTTGCATTGTTATCAAAATATAATGCAGCACCTTCATTAGCGCCGCCTGCTGCGCCACCAAAAACAATACCAGTGTCAGCACCCGTTGAACCTGAATTTAACAGAATGAATTGATCTTCAATGTTTAAGTTGGTTACTTGAAGTTCTGTTGTTGTTCCTTGTACTACCAAATCTCCAGTAATGGTAGCATTTGTTACACTTAAAGTTTTAGTACCAGAAGTATATGTAAAGTCACTTGCTCCAGTAATAGTATCTGAATCACTAGCAAAGGTTATGTAATTTGCAGACAATCCAGATCCATCAACTAATGTGCTACCCCAAACTCTGGCATCAATTTCATCTCTAAGAACATTACCATTATTGTCTACTATCAATACGGTATTATCTGTGCCGGCAGGAACTGAATTTAGTTGTGCACCACTACCTGTGATTGTTCCGGTGGCGCCGATTGTTCCCGTAACGCCAAACTTCGAACCGTCAAAGATAAGATTTGCTTCGCCATTCAAGCTGTTTGAATCTGTGAATGTTGCTAGTCGATTATCAACACCATTAGCTGCATCGACTAATGTGCTACCCCAAACTCTGGCATCAATTTCATCTGTTAATAATGTTGAACCATTATATACAACTACTGTATTGTCTTCGCCAGCTGATACATTTGGAATATCAATTGTTGTTGCATTTAAATTAATAGTACTATCTGTTGTTGCAACATTAACAAATGAACCAGAAATACTTGATGTTGCAGCAAACAATTTAACTTCATTGAGAGCATCATCTACAGTTACTTCTACAGAGTTACCACCTCCAGCTGTATCACCTATTCGTACAGCTCGGCCGGCTCCTTTTTCTAATGTTGTATTACCAGACCCATCGTCTTGTATAGTAAAGTCACCTACACTACCAATTGTTGCACTGTCTGCTGCCACCTCTCCGGTAACGTTTAATGTTGTTCCATCAAATGTTAGATTTGGTTCGCCAACACCGCCACCTGAGCCGTCTGCTGTAATAACTCGGTTATTGGTATCTCCTGATACTGAGAATGATGATACTCCAGATAATCCAGAGCCATCGCCAAAGAATGATCCGGTAAATGACCCGGTAGCCCCAGCCAATTCTGCTTGTGATCCCGAGACAATTATTTTTTTCCAATCAGCCATGTTCTATACCTTATTTTTATATAAATATATTGTTATTCAATTCCCAGCCAAAAATTAGATCCAGAATACATTATTCCAGCCTCCAATGCAGCAGGTGTTATTAGTTGTTCCTTTACTTGCACAACACTTTGAGATGTAATTGTTAATGCTCTCGTACCATCCGTTTCGCGAGCCAACATGACGG